AATACCAAAAGTTAATATCAAGTAAAGTTAAAAAGAATGTTGTTCTTCTTCATTTGTATTACATGGAAACGTGGGATATGATTAAGCCTTATCTAATGAACATTGATGATTACACTGATCTATATGTCAATCTAGTTGAAGAAAACTATGATATACGGATAGAAGAAGAAATTAAAGAAACATTTCCAATGGCTAAAATTATAGTCTCTTCTAACATTGGAAGAGACTGGGGCGGATTCTATCGTCTTTCTAAAATCGTAGATCTTTCTTCATACAATGCATGTTTTGTTATACACGGAAAACGTAGTTATAGAGAAAATAAGCCGTCTGGTGATAAATGGAGAAACGAACTTCTCTCATCTTTAATGGAAGACAAACAAAGATTTAAGCAAGTGACTGAAATAATCCAAAACGGCAGATACGTTGTTGCGTCGCAGAAGCATCTAAAAAATGATCCGGTTGAACTGGGTAAAAATGCACCTTGGCTAAAAACTTTATCTGAAAGATTAGACATTGAATACGATGGAAGATATATCCCGTTTTCAGCTGGCGGAATGTTTGCCATCAAAGGAAAAATACTCGCGGAAATTTTTTCAGCAATTACTATTAACGATTTTGAACGCGAGGAAAAATTGGATGGATTATTGCCACACGCATTGGAAAGATTCATATTTGTATTTACTGAATGCGTAGATAAAAACCAAATCATTTATTTATGATAAAACCACTTGCATTTTATTTACCTGCATTTTATCCATTCCCTGAAAATAACAAATTCTGGGGAGATGGGTTTACCGAATGGGATAACATTAAAAAATGGGAACCTAGTTTTGAAGGACATTTTCTAAAAGAGGAATCTTTTGAATTAGAGCAATATGATACTAGAAGCTATGCAACTAGAAAAAGACATGCCGAGCTTGCAAAGAAAAATGGTATCTATGGGTTTGTTTACTATCATTTTTGGTTTTATGGATATGAAAAAGAAAAAGTTTTACACACAGCAACTGAAAAAATTTTAGTAGACGGCGAACCAGATATTCCTTTTTGTTTTGAGTGGGCCAATGAACCCTGGACAAGTACATGGGATGGTAAGGAAAATAATGTACTGATACCCCAAACATATGGTGAACCTTCTGATTGGACTAGACACTTTAATTATCTTAATCAATTTTTTAAGCATAAGAATTACATTAAAGTGGATAACAAACCAATGATGTGCATATATCGTATAGGACACTTTCAAAGGTTTAACGAATTTAAAGATCATTTCAATAATTTAGCAAAACTTGAAGGTTTTGACGGTATTCATTTCGTACAACTGCTAAATCATTTTACAGATACACCGGGCATATATGATCAACACGCAGATGCATATGCTGAGTACCAACCAATGTTTGTTAATCGCTATACTGCATCGCATATTGAGATAAATGACAAATACATTAAGCAAAACATAGTTGCAAAGTGGGAAGAGATTTTAAGAATCACACCATCGGAAGAGCACATTGCAAATAAAGAATACTATCGTGGAATACATGTTGGATGGGATTCTTCACCTAGGGGTAGAAATCGTTTTTGGAGTGTTGATGTAGGTAGTACGCCAGAGCTCTTTTCGAAATATGCTTATCAGCAAGCAAGACAAGTAATTGCAGATCCTTTTAATAAAGAAAACTTTTTATTCATTTTTGCTTGGAATGAATGGGGTGAAGGAGCTGTATTAGAACCAGATAACTTATACGGGAATCAATATCTAAAATTCTTTGGGGAAATGATTCACAATATATAATTCAAAACAAAAAAATTTACAATATGTACATCCCAACGCCTTACAAGATTACCTATGACACAACAGTCTTTCCATTCAAAGAAACTGTTAAAGAAATTTTGCAAGTAGAAAAATTAGAAAATCTGCATGAACTAGAACACTATAATGTTCTTGAAAGGGAAAAAGATCAGTCGACCAAATGGCACCGTGCTTATTATGATAACTTTTCAGAAAAGTTTTACCCTCTTTATACCAAATTTGTAAATCACCTAAAAGAAAGATTTGGTTATGAAGAAATCATATATCAAAAAATACCAACATTTAGAGTTCACTTGGTGGAAAACTTAGGAGTTGGTGAATGGCATAGAGATAGAACATACAATCATGGTGTTTCAGAAGTTAATTTTTGGCTTCCTTTCACAGACACCTATGACACAAATACTATATGGTCTGAAAGCAAAGAAGGAATGGAAGATTTCCGTTCTTACGATGTTAAATATGGAGAAGTTCTTATCTTTGATGGAGCAAATCTATTACATGGAAATAAGATTAACAAAACCAAAGATACGCGTGTATCTATTGACTTTAGACTCGTAGACCCGCAGCGATTTGTTTCTAATGATGGCAAATCAATAAATGGAATCACTTCATTTACTGTTGGTGGCTATTTTGAAAAGCTGTAAACAATTACAACGTATGACATTATCAATCATTTCTCAGTTTAGAGACGAGGCAAGATTTTTAAAAGAATGGATAGAATTTCATTTACTTATAGGCGTAGATAAATTTTATCTTACGGACCATCTTAGCACGGATAACCCGTATGAAATACTAAAACCATATATTGAAAATGGCACAGTAATTCTAGATCGTATTGAATTGGAAACTATGCTTCATGTCAGCAATCATTCAAACATTAAAAGAACTAGTGATTTAGCAATGCAGCAATCAAATAAATTTGCCAACATTGCTTCTGAAGACTGGATTATATTTTTGAATGTTGATGAGTTTATGTTTCCAAAGGACGGTTACACAAACATAAAAGAATATCTAAAATCCGTACCAGAAAATGTAGGTAGTATTGGTATTTGTAATAAAGCATTTGGACACAATAATTATACACTTAAAGAAGGTGACATTTTAATAGAAAAATTAGTAAAGTCTGGGGACATAGACAATCCTTTAACAGAACCCCATCATTGTCACGTTAAATCTATCATAAGAAGATCTGCGTTTGAGTTTTATCGCAGCCCACATTTTGCAGAAATCAAAGAAGACTATGATAAAACAGATGTTATTTTTAATAAAGAAAATATACACCCCGAAAATTATAGAACGTTAAAACTAGTTTTGGATAATGTAAGAATTAATCATTATCGCTGGAGGGACTTGACATATTCTGCAGAAAAACTTAAAATGTATAGTTCGTGGGGGCAAGATGTAGACCACGAAAAAATGTGGATTAAAGTATTTAATGAAACCGATGATTATGAAATACATTCATATTTACCAAAGCTTAAAGAAAAACTAAGTAATCATATTTGAATATAAAATTTATGGCAAACGGCATATACAAAATAACCGAAGACTTTGAAAAAGCATTATGTGATTACACAGGATCACCATATGCAATTACGTTGGATAATCAATCCAATGGTCTATTTCTAGCACTGTACTATGAAAAGAACATAGCAAAAAGTATAAACACGGATACGATTACTATTCCTGCTAGGACGTATCCATCAGTCCCCTGTGAAATTATTCACGCAGGATTAAACGTAGATTTTTATCCCGTTGAAGGAAATACCATTAAAGGTGCTTACCAGCTACAAGGTTCTAATGTTTGGGATTCAGCATTAAGATTCACTGCAGACATGTATATACCTAAAACACATATGTGCATATCATTTACAGGTCCTTATAAGCACTTTAAGTTAAGCAAAGGTGGTGCCATTTTAACTGATAGCCACGATGCTTATTTATGGTTCAAAAGAGCTCGCTATAGTGGGCGTAGAGAATGTTCATATCATGATGATTATTTTGATATGATTGGGTGGAATTTCTATATGATGCCCGAACTTGCAACAAGAGGTCTTCTTCTTATGAACCAGTTCTATAACATAGATGGAACTAAAAAAACGAATGCTGATCTTGAGCTGCCGTACCCAGATTTATCAAAATTTGAAGTATACAATCAAAAACAAGTTTAAGAAATGAAAAAAGTATTGATCGTAGGAGGTTCGGGTGGATTGGGTAGTAAAGTTTCAGAACTTCTAGTAAATACGTATGATGTTACCGCGGTTGGATCTAAGGACATCGATATCACAGATATTAATTCATGCGAAAAATTCTTTGCTGATAAAACATACGATGCTGTCATTAATTTTGCGGGTCTAAATTATGATTCTTTTATTCATAAGATAAATGAACATAACATAGATAAGATCAAGAGTATGGTTGATGTAAATATCTTAGGTACGGTTAATCTTACATCGGTTGCTCTTAAAAAAATGAGAGAACAAAATTTTGGAAGAATCATATTGATTAGCTCCGTTCTTGCGGAAAAAGAAGTTGTAGGAACCAGTGTTTACTCTAGCTGCAAAGCTTTTATCGATAAGTTTGCCAAAAATGCAAGTGCAGAAAACATTAAGTATGGAATTACTGTAAATACTTTGCAATTAGGTTACTTTGATGGAGGAATGACATATAAGATTCCAGAGAATTTGCTACAACCAATTAAAGAAACTATAGGTTTGAAAAGGTTTGGTAAAATTGAAGAACTTTCATCAACTATAAGTTTTTTAGTAGAAAACGAATATGTAACCGCGGCAAACATAAAAATAAACGGAGGACTATGAGTTTTTTAAGTAATGCTGAATTGCATAGAATGGGATTCAAACATATTGGAGATAATGTTCTTGTCTCAGATAAATGTTCAATCTATAATGCTAAAAACATCTCACTCGGAGATAACACAAGAATAGATGATTTCTGCATTTTGTCAGCGGGTGAAGGCGGCATAGAAATAGGAAGGTATGTTCACATTGCATGCTACTCTTCTATTATAGGAAAAGGAAAAGTAACCATGAAAGATTATTCAGGTCTTTCATCAAGGGTTGCTGTCTATTCATCAAGCGATAAGTACGATGGACAATATATGACTAATCCTTGTCTACCAGATCATGTTATGAACACTATTCATAAAGACGTAGTGATTGGTAAACACGTAGTCATAGGCTCAAGCTCGGTAATTTTACCAGGTGTTGAACTTGCAGACGGAAGTGCTGTTGGAGCAATGAGCCTGGTCAATAAGTCTGAAGATGAATCTTACGTTTTAGCTGGGATCCCAGCTAAAAGGGTCAAACCAAGACTTAAAAACATATTTGAACTAGAGAAGACTATTGATACTTTGTGTAATTAAAATACATAATGAAAGACTTAATACTAATATCAGCTTTCTGTAACACAAAAGACAAAGAAGAAGTTCTTCGTGGACTTGTCAATGATTGTCAAGCAGTGAAAGACAAGTTTGATATTATGCTGGTCTCTCACACAGTCATTCCTGATGACATAGCAGAAAAAACTGACTATGCACTGTATGATAAGAAGAACGAGCTTCTTTACGATTGGGACATGAGAAGCAAACCTTGGTTTAGTCCTGATAACATAAGAGAAATCTTATCAATCTTTACAGGATCATTTAACACACATCTTGCGGTATGGAGATTATTCATATTAGGAAATTCATTGGCAAAGAATTTGGGATACGAAAAAGTTCATCACCTTGAATATGATGCTCGCATAAATGACTTTAATGAGCTACATAAAAATTCAAGTATACTTGGCAATCATGATGCAGTTCTTTATAGGTTTAGAAGAAATCCTACAGTTGATCCGATTCTTTTTGGATCTTACCAAGCATATAGAACAAATTCCTTGCATCCAATTCTATATGACCTTAAGGAAGATGAAATAAAAAGAATGATTAAAGAATCGCCTGTTAAGTCACCGGAGGATATGCTTGACAAGTTCTTAA